GTCATCTTCAATAACTTTCTTACCGTTAATGTATAGTGAACCTGGGCCAATGTAAACATCTCTCCACATCTTTGTTGTAGAACCTAAGTCGTAGGTAATATTTGCACTTGGCAAAATGTGACCAGTCATTGTTAGGTTGCCACCCATAGTAGTGGTAGATGTAACTGCTAGTGTTCCGCCAACTGTTACGTTACTTGAGAACGCACCCGTTGATGATGATACTGCGGCACCTTCTAGTGCCAGGGCGTATCCACCCGCTGTTGAACCATCGTGTACTACAACTGTCTTCTTAGTTGTATCTACAGTAACCTCACCCACTAAACCCGTGAATGAATTATGTTCTGTTGTTGTACCGCGACGGAATTGGATTGCATATGCTGCCATTTATTTCTCCCGTTTTATATTTTATAAAATATTCATTTAAAGAGTGTTTCCACTCCCTCAGTTAGTCTGAAGGACTAACCTAGTAGAAAATTTAATACCTCCATCTAATTGCATATATGAATTCTCATAGAATTAATTTCGACATCTGATATAATAAGGATGTTCTTTCTCCTACTTGATGCTGAAAGGTCCTTCACCTCTTTCGGCATTTGTTCGCAACAGTAAAACTGTTACAATAGTATTTATCGGATTAGTTGAAAAAGCAATACTTACAGTTAATAAAAGAATATTATAGAATTACAACTTCTATAACTTTTTTACCTTCTGTTAAGTCTGTTTCTATTGATTTGGCAAACACTGAACGACCTGTGTCATTTTTGCCAACACTTTGTGCAAAGCCTGGCTCATTGTCTGCTGTTACGATTAAGTCACCCTTAGATACTGGACCAATTATCTGACACGGGACTCTTCCTCTTAATGCTACATAAGGATGTGTTTGTGAATTGCCTGCATCTGCATTTAACTTAAGTGCTGGATTAGTTGAGATTACGCCAGCAACTGAAACATCTTGTGCTTCTGTTGTTGTAGTAACTTCTGCTTCACCGCCAAACACTACAACTGTGCCTGCTTCATATATTCCATCGGCCGCATATCTTTCTGCTAAGTCGGCATATGTTGCATGTACCGAATGTCCATATATGTTTGCGTATTTTTTAGTAGTGCTACCTAGGTTATAAGTGTTGTCAGTTGCTGGAATTATATTTCCAGTGATGTCTGTTGATGTGTTTGTATCAGTACTGCTAATAGTAAAGTTAGGATATGTTCCTGTAATCGTTGTTGCACCAGAACCTGTTAATGATACTGTTTGGTCTGGAGAATAGTTACTTGCGTGAATTGTTCCCGCACTCGCTTGTGTCCAATCAATGTGTTCATTTGCTACAAATCCTGATAAACTGTCATGGTTTAGTGCCGAAATTGCGTTAGTCAATTCAGTATCAGTAGCCATTGCGTTTTCAATTTCTACTAATGTATCAAAGGCCGCTGATGCTCCGCCAACTAATGCATCAATTTTTAATTGTGCCCTAATGTCTGCTCTTGCATCTGCTCTTGCATCTGTGTAGTATAAGTTTGTTCCTTCACTTAAGTTAGTTGTTGATTTTGTTGCTAATCTGTTATCAAAATCTGAAGTGAATGTTGTGTAAACTGTATCTGTATCGGTGTAATTACTTGCGTGTATAGTTCCCGCACTTGCTGTTGTCCAATCAATGTGTTCGTCTGCTACGAAACCAGTTAAGTCATCGTGTGTGAAGTCTGAACTTACATAGGTTGTATCAGTGTCGTTAGCCCAAACTAAATCGCCAGAGCCATCAGTCTTCATTACTTGATTTGCTGTTCCGTCTGCCGCTGGGAATTTGTAAATTAATGCACCGACATTGTTCATCAATCGTAGTCTTCCGTCTGTTGCTGAACCTACTGCGATAGATACCTCGTTTCCAGTGCCTGAGTTACCAGTTAATACAACTGGAACATCAGTTATAGTTGATGCTGAAAGATATGAAGTTCCGTCAATCGTAATCGTTGTTAATCCAGAAAGTATAGATTTATTAGTAGGTTCATCATAGATGAAAGTTCCGACCACTTCGCCAGTAGATAATCCCGCGGTGAAGTTTAAGTCACCCATTGCGAATATATCATTAGAAGACGATGTTAAAGAGAAACTTTCTGCGGTCATAGTAATACCAGTTTCAGAGAATGTAGAAGTACCCCATTCAAAAATTGCTGTTTGTGCCGATGCCGCTATAACGTCAATGACATCTCCTACACTTACATCGTGTGTCCAGTAAATAATTTTATAACTTGTGCCACCTAAACTAGTAACTGTCACATGGTCTTTATCGATATAAAAACCGTTAGCATCTCTAAGTTGAATAGTAGAACTACTAAGTGCGGTAGCACTCGTTACTGTCATTTCGCCATAGGCGTATTGCTTAAAGTAAATATCAGCGTCAAGTGAGTTTATTGGAAATGTTGCGTCTGTTGGTAATGTAAATGTATATTCGTCTGTTGGCGGAGAATAAACAATAACCATATTGTTTTGTTCTGCACTATCAGATACATCTCTCCAAACAAAATTACTAGATGTTGCTGCCGCACCAAAATAAGTTAATGATATCTCGCCTTTAAATGCTAGATTAGTTATTTCAGTACTTGAAAGTGTTATATAACTGCTTACCGCATTTGCGACATCTGCCTGTGTATTAACTGTAACTGTAGTNTTAGATAAATTTGTCTCAGTTGATGCACCCACTGTACCTTGTGCTGTNACTGGNGTTAATGTNGTTGTTAATGAAACNGTTGGGTCAGTTGTAGTAAGGTCAAATGTATTTAAATCTAAAGTACCACCTAACTGCGGTGATGTATCTTCTACAAGATTGTTTATTGAAACTGCTTGTGTTCTAGCATCAGTATAATATAAGTTTGTTGTACCTTCTGATAAATCATCTGTATCTTTGGCAGTGAATGCTGTGTTGAAATCTGCTTGACTAAAACTTTCTCCTGGAACAAAGTTACTACCATTCCATATGATAGTTTGACCTGTTGTAGGAGCCGCTGTGGTAGTATCTACATCATTTAATGCGTCTATACTATGATTGGCAAGACTGCTTGTAGTAGTTGGAGTGCCCGTAAAATTATTATAATCTAAGTAATATGACCCTGTTTGGCCATCTAATGTTTCTATAAAATTAGAGTCTGCTTGTAGTTGGGCATATCTTGCATCAACCCTCGCTTGAGTATAATAAAGATTACTTGTGCCTTCTGTTAAATCATCTGTATCGTGGTTAGCGATACTAGTAACTGTACCGGTTACTGCTCCTGATATCGTAGTTGCGTTTAAAGTTGTGAAAGTACCAGCGGCAGGTGTAGTTGCGCCGATTACTGTGGCGTCTATATTTCCTGGACCATTGATATCTATGTCTGCAAATGTTGATAGACCCATAGAGGTAACATTACCAGATAAATCACCAGTAAATGCACCAATCACATTAGTTGTAGTAAGTACATTTGCTACAAGGTCTGCACTTGCAGAGCCAACTTTTAATTCGAATTTGTCGGCAGTTTCATTCCAAAGAATAGATGCGTTATCACTTGTTCCTCTTTCAATTTCGATACCACCATTTTCTGTTGGTGTACCGGTTACATTTGAATTGACGAGGAGTATGTTGTCAGCAATCGTTACAGTTTCGGACTCTACTACAGTTTGAGTTCCGGAAACAGTCAGATTACCATCAATTTTTAGTGTACCATTTTTAGGTTTGATTACGGCATTACTTGCGCCGTTATCTAAAATTAATGTTTCGCCTTTGAGAAATAATTTATCACCAAATTTAATCTGTTCTGCCATTGTATTCTTCCAAAAAAATAAACTTTATAATGTTAATTGTATTTATCTTTATAGCAGGCAAACGGGCAATAAAAAAGCCACCCGAAGGTGGCTTTCTATATTCAATTTATAATATAATAAAATATTATAGGAATGAAAGGTTTGACATAGCAATTTTTGAAACATAGTCAGCCGCATTACCAAGTGATGATGCAGTGTTGTTTAGTTCAACATAACCATAACGAGTCATGAATGATACTACTGGCTCAAAAGTGCCTGGGTCAACCACAACGCCTGATGACATTAATGGAACGTACGGGCAATAGAACGCAGCCGCGTCAATTTCGCCTTGACCTTTATAACCAAGAAGTACTGGTGTAGCATCGTTGGCATAAGTGTTTACGTAAATACGCATAGTACCGTTTAGAGTACCAACAAACTTAGTGTTTGTAGGTGCTTCGAAAGTACCTTCAGTAGTACGAGCAAATGCTGATGTAGTTGCTGACTGTAGCACTGTAAGTGCCGCAGGTGAAACAACTGCCCAGTTTGCCGCGCCTCTACGAGTGCGTTGTGCAATTAAGTTTGCTTCTCTGTTCATCATAGTTGCAAGTGCCGCATGTTCGTCACCAACAAATGTTGGAGTACCTGTTGCTTGAGTCTGGTCATATGACGCAGAACCTGTTGCTAGGTTACCTAATGATGTTAAGATTTCTTGGTCAATTTCAGCAGTGATTTCCATAGCAAGTGCTGCCATGATTTCTGCTTCAACATCCAAACCGTGCATTGAATTAGCATCTTGTGCCGCTTCAAATGTCCAACGTGCTGATAACTTACGTGTCTTCGCTTCAACTGTTTGCTTTAACACTTGAATTGACATTTTGTTACCTGCATCGCCTTCCATTGACGAAGTAGACGCCGGAGCGTTTGTACCGTCGCCAGAATATGCTGTAGCAATATCAAAAGGTGATAGTGCTTCTGAACCTGCTGTAGTTGAACCTACAGTTTCAGCATATCTTACACGTAGTGTATGGATTTGTCCTACTGGACCAGTCATTGGTTGAACACCAATAATTTCGTTTGCAATTACAGTTGGCATAACACGTCTAATGATTGGTAAAATAACTTTGTTCAATGTAGCAATATTACCAGCCTGTGATGCACCTGCTGTAGCACTTTCTGTAAGTGCTGATTTTGTGTTTTCTAAAACTGAAGACATTACGTCACGTTTGTTACCTTCTAGACCGTCTAGTAAAGTTTCACGTGTAGTGTCCCAATTATTTCCTTCGAAAAGATTTTCCATCTTTCTCTCCTGTTTCTGGTTATTATTTAAGTCCAGCCAATTTCTTTAACTGGATTATATTGGCATCGCTACCCTGTGATGGTGACGCTGAAGTTACTACTTCTTCGTCTCTATCGCCAGTGTGTTCTGTTACTTTGCCTTCATTTAACGATTGTTTTGCCTCTGATGAGACTGTCTCATTCAAAACTGCAGGTAAATACTTCTTAAATGCAGATTTTAAATTAGTTGTTTTTACTGTTTCAAGTAAGTCAACCATTACTGTACGCTTTTCTTTGCCTAGAGGCGATAAAAGACTTTCCATGACCTTGTTTCGGTCCATTCTGTCTTCTAACACTTTCTGTGCAGTTTCGGCGCTTGTAATTGCTGATTCTTTCTCAGTAATTGTGTCTTCTAACTTCGCAATCTTAGTAGCGGATTCTTCTAATTTCTTAGACATCTTAGCAACTTCAGTACCTTCACTTAATTGTGAGGTCATGAATTCGCCTGCGAATGTATCAAAAATCTTACGGCCAAACTCGTTTTCTTTCGCCGCTTGGATGTCCTCTTTAAGAACAGCCAATTCAGAACGTAGAGCAGTATCAATTGTCTTTTCGACTAATTCTGCTGAACGCTTGATAAATGAATTCTTAGTTTTAGTAAGAATTTCTTTACCTTCTGCTACCATGCGTACTTTAGTTTGCACTAAATCACGCTTATCATCGTGGAACTCTGCCAATTCACGTGAAAGTTGTTTAACAACGAATTCTTTAGTTCTACCTAAATGTTCGTTAACTTTCTTGCGGTCGGCTCTAAGTTCTTTGACTTCATTTGCTAATTGAGAAGTAATGAATTTTTCAAGGATTGATGCATGTTCAGAAATTGCTTTCTTATATGCAACACGCTCTGCGATTAGGGCTTCACGGTCTGTTTTAAACTCATCCATTTCAGTTTTGATTGCAGTTGAAAGCATGTTATCCATTGCTTCAACAATCACTGATTTGTCGTGTTCAAACTTTTGTGCGAACTCTTCACGCAACTCGGCTGTTATCTCCTCTCTTGCTTCATTTATTTGTGCTTCCCAAGCCTCTGAAATTTGAGTAGAAACTTCTTCACTCAAAACATCAGACTCAAGAAGGCCAGCAAGGATTTCATTTTGTGCCATTGTTGGTTCTCCTTCTTCTATTAAAGTTTAAGTTCTCTTATGAACTTAACTATTTCTTTTGACAAGTACTTTTGTGCTGTCTTGTCGTGTTGAACACTCTGTGCTAACTTCCATGTATCAAAGCCGCCATTCATGTTCATTAATCCTTCGTATATTGCTTTTGGATATGCATCCGGGGCACTTGGCTGTGCCACAATATCAACCGTGATAATTTCATAATTGCTCACTTTGCCACTATTGTCAACTTCACCAGAACCACGAGACGAGACACCTAAAGTGGCACCTGATTCGATTAATGTTCTAATAATGTTGCCCATTGGCGTAGGAACAATTTTAAGTTTACCAAATCCGTCTGCACCGTCCATCCACATATTTTCAATAATGTGTGATACTCGGTCAACGTTGACTGTTAATTCAGGTGGATGGTCGCATTCGCCTAAAACTGGAAATCCTTCCTTAATTCTTTGTTGGACTGATTCCACTGCTTTTTGAATTTCGTTCACAGGATACATTCTTTGGTTAGCATTTTTGACGTTACCCTGTACAAAAATACCTTCCATAAACATATTCTTTTCACCTGACTCGTTCTCAACAATACGTGATTTAACGTTTGCTTGATTATGTGTATATTTTTCAATAAGAACTGTCATTGGTTTCTCCTAAAAAGATTTTATTACTTAGGCTTTTTTCGGCGCTGGCGCTTTTTTATTGCCAACTGTGTTTACATTGCCTGTTTTCATATCTTCTGCTGATGCTGAACCGCCTGATGTGTTACCATCGTTTTGTCCAACTGGTGCCGCACCACTTTCGTCTGCGCCGCCATCTTTGGCTACTGGTGAAGAACCTTCTCCATCATCGCCTTCTTTAGCAGTTGCTGGAATAGTATACTCTTCCAACTTCTCTTCTTCTTCTTCGTCTAAGTCTTCAGATGCCGCTTCTTCAACTGGTTCATCAGTTTCTTCTGCTTCTTCGAAAGTTTCTTCAACTGACTCTTCCATTTCAGGCTCTTCGATATCTAAATCGATGCCGTCCATATCCATGTCTTCTTCGCCTTCATCTTCTGCATCATCTTCGCCAGACATAATTTTTTCAAATTCTGCTTCTAGGTCTGATAGTGCTGACTCTAAATCTTCAACTCTGTCTTCGATTTCTTCTTCCGGTGCTTCTTCATCACTCATTTCTAAGTCATCAACAGCCTCTTCATCAGAAACATCTTCGTCATCAAAGATTTCTTCATTTTCAATTTCGTCAGAATCTTCTTCGATATCATCTACCAAAGATTCGACTTCTTCTGATTCTTCAATTTCCTCAAGTTCTTCTTCTACAACGGTGTCGCTTTCGTTAAGAGAATCCTCATGGATTTGTCGTGCTTGTTCAACAACAAAGTCGTGTAAAAGCGATTCTGCTTTTGCATTTTCTTCGTTGATTAACAATTCTAGCACTTGTTCTAGTGTACTTCTGGACATTATAAGTCTCCTTATTAATCTTATTCATAGCCACAAGGTGCGGCGGTTATAGAAACGAACATATATCATACCATTTAGCAAGTAAAAGATATGATTTGTTTCATACACAAGTATTTATGGGAGTTATGCTCGTATATTGAAAATATACGGCAAAATGAGTGGTTTTGACGGTTTTAAAGAGGATGTTAAGATATTTAGTGAAATATTACTTTTTATAAAGTGATACTTAATTCTATTATTATCTTGTATATTATAAGTCTAGGCCGCCACCTGATGGTGCCTCTGAAGGTCCACCATACTGTTGTTTTACCTGTGCTTTTTCGGCACCTTTTTGGTATTTCCTATACTCTCTAATTTTTCTTAGTTTAGAAAGATGGGCAAGAGTCAAGCGAGTTTTACGTGTATCATCTAAATCGATACTTGTAAACTCGTCATCTTCTGGAGAATAATTTTCATTTATCTCAATATATTTCATTATACTTGCCCGTCTTTTAAAAAAATCTTAATACGATTACTGGTCATCTGACGATGCTACAGTCCAACCTTCACCAATAGTTGCTGAAGCCATATCTTTGATTTCTGCCCAAGCAGAATCAGACCATGTTCTAATAATATGAAGGGAATCGCCCGCTTCTGAAAGAGTAGATGTTGCAACTGCTGTACCCTCGGCTGTTGCTTCTTCGATTTTTGCTACTATAGCCGCATCTTCTGTACAATCATTATGAAATGCTGTCATTAATGCATCCATATCAGCGTGTGATGTTCCACTATCATCAGTGATAGTTATTGTTTGTATTACTGCCATTTTATATTCTCCTTGAATAAACAATTATTAAAGAACGATTATTACGCCCCTCGCTTATTGTATTTATGTATTATCGTCAGAAATAGTATCTGTATCGCTGTTTTCTGCGCCAGAAATAGGAGATTCTGTTCCGGAAACATTATCATCTTCGTCATCTAAATCGTCTGCATCAAAATCCGCACTGTCAAAGTCGCCACCTGCTGGTCCTGGAGATGCTCCAACACCTTTAAGCCCATCTTCACTTTGTGCGAGTGGGTCAGACAGGTCACGTTCTTCTTTCCACAGTGATGCATTTTCTAAGACTTCTTCTTCAGATAGTCCTAAGAAACGTTTCATTGCGAAACGTTTACTGATGTAATCTGCGCCTTCGATACTTGTAAATACGTTCATTGCTACTTGGTCTACTTCTGCTTGACGATACTTACCAAAGTTCTGAACAACGTTAAATGATAAGTCAAATGAACTACTTTCAATCAAAACACCACGGTGCTTTAAGAACATCTTAAATTCTTTATCTAGTTCTTCAACAATAAGTTGTTGTAGTCTTTCACAATACTTTGTAAATCTGAACTCTTGTATCATTGCAGTACCAGTTCTACCATCGTTAAACGCAGAACCATTTGCATCCATACCACCCAAGTAACTTGGCGGAACACGCAAACCTCTAAGTAGTTTGTCATTGAAGAATTTCAAGTCATCAATTTCTCCTAAGTTCTCACCACCTGGAAGTGTTTCAACTTTAGAACCACGACCTTCAGCCGTTTGAGCAAAGAAGTAATCTTCCATAATAGAAAGTGGATTGTATGCACTGTCAACAACGTTAGCACCACCACCAGTTTTAGATGGGATTCTACGTTGATGAATTTCATTCTTAATACGTTCTAAGTGTTGACGTGCTTTATGAGTTGGCATATCACCAACATCAATATAAAATACTCTACGTTCTGGCGCTCTTTGAACACGATAGATAATAATACTATCTTCTAATAATTCTTTTTGTTTGTATACTTTAAATACAGGCTCAAGCATACTTGTGCCGAACGGCCAGTATTGGTCGATACCTTCACTTAAAGATACGTGAATAACATGTTTGGCATCAATTGCTGTTGATGATTGGTCTTGAGTAAATCTTCCAGCCTGTGGCGAAGCAGATGAATATCCTTGTTGTGTGCCAGATGTCTGAGTTGGAATACCCATATGCTGACTTCCTGTTTGTGATAGTTTAACACTGTCTGCTGTGATGTTGAGACTTTGCATATTGATGTCTAAATCTTTAATATAATATGCTTCAATCTTTTTACCTTTGCCTTCGTTTACGACAACTTTTTCAACTTTTGCAGGATTTACCCAATATAGTTTATATGTTTCTGGGTCTCTTACGAATAATTGGTCGCCGTACTTTACTGTATTTCTAAAAATTCTAAAAATACGTTTGTTCATTTTATTCATTGAACACCACTGACGCAGTGATTTTTGAAGAACTTCGTTTTCAGTAAATGATGGGTCGTCATTGTATTGAATGTTAAATGGCAGTTTAGTAGTTTCGCTAAAGAGAGTAGAGAACTCAGCAATCGTATCTAGTGCCGCGTTGACTTCGGAATCCATATCCATTTGGTCGTACTGTCCGTATCTTTGAGCCCTATTGGGTTGTCCCAAATAAACCTCTGGCAGCCAACTGCTGTATTTTGAACTGGATGCATTGTTTGTTGCTGGTCCAGTGTCTGGCGCACGGCGAGGCACACCATCGTATGTTTTAAAGTACTTTTTCCAAGTCATAATTTAATCCTAATTTATCTATCTTAACATATTTTATATATATTGTCAACCCTATACCTATATTTATTTTAGTTCCTTAACAAAGTCATCAAGTGATTGGGCAAATCTTTGAATATCCTGATAATTTTCTGTCCAAGTTTTGGTTAAAGTTTTGTCGTCANTTATTGCGTCATTATTTCTTACAATTAATGCTTGAGTTGTTTCGGCTTGTAGTTTAAATGCCGAATACAACTTCTCTAACTCTTTAAGTTTGTCACTGGGGGAAAAATCGCTGTCCTTGATTTCTTTCATTGTGTTCTTAAAAGCGTCCATTCGAGTATCTATAGAACTGTTTAACCCATCAGACCTGCTTCCAAATTCCACCACTGACGGTAAAGTTGTGCCATTTAATTCTGAAGTTAGATTCTGTGCATCAATAATAGCCTGTATTGACGGGTCAACTTCGCCAATGGTTATCATTTCAGCAAGTTTGGTAAATGCTGTATTTTGCAGAGTTTGGTAAAATGTTGATATTCCAGAAAGGGTGTCTGTTACAGGTACCATGGTAGATAACATCTTGGCCGTTTCAACTGCTAGTTCTCTTTGAGACTCAGTAATTGTTCTCATATTATCAATGAAAGATTCCATGTGTAGGTTTAACGCTGCCTCACTCAAAATAAGTGCCTCTCTTACTTGAATCATACGAGATGTCATCTCTTTCTCTGCATCGTTTTGTGTGCCTTTTGTAGTGCCGTCAGCGGCTGCTCCATAGTTCTGTGATGCTTCGATAATCGAACCAACCATCCCTGCTAATTGTGGGTCGTTAAGTAATTGAACTCCTACGCCCGTTCCTCTTGTCATTTCAATAAGACTGGTTGCAAGTTCTGGAAATCCCTGTGCTAGTGCTGACTGAAAATCTTCGTTTGACCCTGTTTCTAATGTATTTGCCATTTGTTCAACGAAATTAAGAACTTCTCGTCCTGGTGCAGTTTGTGCCATCTCTTGGTATTCTGCTGTCTGTAAGAATGCGCCTCTGCTACCCGCCGCTAATCTTTTTGCGAGTGTTTCTGACATAGGATTACCTTGTGCATTTACTGACTGGAATCCAGCCTCAATCGCTTTTCTTTGTTCTTCAGGTAACATTGCCAATAATGCTACATCAGTTGGTCCGACTGCTTTCTTCATTAATGCCGCCGCTTCTTCCATTGAGATTTTTAATACATTTGAAGTCATTTCTACATTAGACATAAAATCATTCATTCCAGACCGCATATCTTTATCACTCATAGTACTAAGTTGTCCACCTATTCTTAGTGAGTCAATATATTCTCCGGCGATGTTGGCAACTTGGCCAAATTCTAATGCATATTTTCTCATAAAATCACTGCCAGACTCGTCAGCGATACTGTTTGAAAAATCTAATGCGGCCTTAACTCCCATAACACCGACTGCTCTAGCAAATTCTTTGGTGAATTCTGATGCTTCGCCGAAACTAAAATTAGTTGCAGATATCACCTGTGACATCTCTATAAAACCCGCTTCGACATCACTCATATTTCCGAGTAGTCCTGCTTGTCTCATTTCGGCAACCATTGCAAATCTCTCATTAAATCCTTGGCGTAGACCGGAAGATGCCGCTTCGGCAATTCCTGCTGTGGCAATAGTAAAACCACCTATAACATCACCCAGTCTGCGATAAAGGTCCATTTGTATTTTTCTATCGGCGCCCTTTCCAGCGGCTTCATCAGTGAAGCCTTGTTTTTGTAATGAGTGAAAGTACTCATCTCTCTTTTTCTGTTTTCTCTCAACATCAACTATATCTGACCTTAAGCCCGTCATAGCAGACAGAGTAGCAAGACCCGTACTTGCTATTTTTTGTTGACTATTGATAACTCTATTGTCTCGTGTCTGTTCTTTTTTGTTATTAACTGCTTCAATTCTATTACCTGTTTTAACTGAATCTTTGGCTTGTTTAAGTTCTTTTGCTGATATCTTTGTTCCATTAGCAATATGAGTTAGCATCCTAATCATGGCATTACCATCTGCTTGAATCTGCTTTAAACTACCCGCAATTTGTGCCTGAGTTGCTTCTGTACTCCAATCTGCTAGACTGGAGCCCGTTATATAAACATTTTGTTCGTCTGTTGCCATTAGTACTCTCTATTCTAAAACTTCGTAGTTATTATTAAAGATAAATATTAATGAAGATAATTATATTCATACTTAATTATCCAATTAATTAACTTATACTGTATTTATCAAAGGAAACAAAATGAGCGAACAAGCAAACCCATTATCCAAATACTTTCGTAAACCCACAATTTATGTACAAATACCAACAGGTGGCAGATTTAATCCAGAAATTCCTAAAACAATATTAGATGAAATTCCAGTGATGCCGATGACTGCTATCGATGAGATATCAATGCAAAATCCAGATGCACTTCTTAATGGCGAAGCACTAATGACTGTTATTTCAAGTTGTGTTCCGTCAATTCCCGACCCAAGAAATCTATGTAGTATAGATGCAGACTTATTATTTTTAGCAATCAAATACGCAACATACGGCAAAACTGTTACACATTTACACACTTGCACTAAATGTGAAGAACAAGCAGAATACAATATAGATATAAACAACGTGCTTGAAAAGTTTCCGGAAATACAAGAGGTTGAGCCCATTAAACACGGAGACTTAAAAATCTATATTACTCCTCCAAGAATAGAAAGTATGACACGCCTAGCATTAATCGATGTTGAGCAACAACGTATTTTGCAAAGCATACAAGCAGTGAGCGAAGATGATATAACTGAAATGGAACTAGCAAAACAATTTGCAATTAGTTTTAGAAAAGTATCAAAACAAAACGTAGACTTGTTAATTAGTTCAATAAACAGAATTGAGACGCCAGATGAGACAGTGTCCGACGAAGAAAGTATTATGGAATTTATGAACAATATTCCAGCGACAATTGTCAAAGAAGTTAATGACAGAGTAAAATTGGTAACCAAAAAACCAGAAGACTTAACGACCTTTGAGTTTACTTGTGATGCTTGTGACCACCGAGATAAAATAAAGTTTGAGTTAAACCCCGTAAATTTTTCCTAGGCTGGTTAAAGACTGCCAGCGGCGAGGAAATAGTAGAAAAGCAAGAGTCTTATCTAAAAAAACTTGATAATCTACATAAGACTTTATATAAACTATCTTGGTACATGAGGGGTGGCGTCAGTATATCAGAACTCCACGAGATGCCGGCCAATCATATAGATTATCTAAATGAAATAGTTAGAGACAACTTTGAACTCAGTAAAAACGCTGGAACACCTATTTTATAAAAAATACAAAAAAAGTTACAAAAAAGGTTGACATCCCTTTTCCACTATGTTAGTATGGTCAGCATAACTAATACAAATCGATTCAAAAAAACATTTTTAATTCTAATATAAATCCCCAAAGGCTAATAATGATTACAATAAAACAATACATAGTGGAACTGTTAGTCGGGATGCCGACTCGGGATTGAGGGCGTATATTATACATACGTTCAGACAAGTTGGGTGAAATCCGACACTGCTTCTCGTTAACCACAAATTTTATTTCGTATTTTAACATTCGTTACTCTAAAGGTAATGAATGACTAGTATTTACCGTACAGAAATGTACAAACCGCGGGTAGGTTAAAACACTACCAACTTTGATGATATTTTATTCTATGTGGATTATTCAAAGTGCCGTTGGGTCGAAAGACGCAATGCTAAGTTATGAGGGAATCGCCAACCGACCTCGCCATTGCTAGTGGCTAACTTAGACATAGAATCTGATGAACAAGAACAGGTTTCATTCGCAATTGTCCAGTGGATGGGCAATTGTGTCTTCCAAACTGAACAAGTAATAAAATAATGGTTTTATAATATAGATATATAATTGTATGGAAGAAATAAATATCGAGGAAATCTTCTTTGAGTGGAACGAAAAGAAATTTCTGATGATATTAGGTCTTTAGACCTATTAAGATATATACAATGAGACGATAATGAGTGAATGGAAATATAACAATAAAGTTGTAAATGAATTACCTGATGATGTTGAGGGATTTGTGTATCTTATTACGAATCTTACAAATGACCGAAAATACATAGGTAAGAAGTTAGCGAGATTTAAAACCACTAAACCTCCACTTAAAGGACGTAAGAACAAAAGACGTGGATTTAAAGAAAGTGATTGGAGAACATATTGGGGTTCTTCTGACCATTTGAATGCGGATGTAAAAAAATTAGGCCCCGATAAATTTTCACGTGAAATTCTACATTACTGTCCGAGCCGTGGCGCATTAAGTTATGTAGAAGCCAAAGAACAGTTTGACCGTAGAGTACTTGAGACAGATGAGTACTATAACGGCATTATCAATGTACGAGTGGGAAGTTCGAAAATTCTTACTGAGTATCTAAACAGCGTTAAACAAAAAATATAGGC